ATAACGAATCAGCTGCCGACTCATATACTGAATCATCTTCTCAATAATGAGGATTACTGCAGACGAGTAATTCCTTATCTGGAGAAAGAGTATTTTGAGGGTACACATAAGACAGTATTCGATCTTATAGCAAAGTTTGTTGCTAAACATAATAAGCTACCTAGTGGCAAAATTCTTGATTTGGAACTCAGGAAGATTCAGGCACCCGATGATATTTTAAATAATGCCGCCAAACTTATCTCAGAAATCCGAGAAAAGTCAGACATTGATACAGATTACCTTATAAAGGAATCCGAGAAGTGGTGTAAGGATCGAGCAGTATATATCGCTATCATGAATTCTATCCAGATTATCGATGGCAAAAATAAAGAAAAAAGTGAAGGTGCTATACCTGAAATACTTTCTAATGCTCTAGGGGTTTCCTTTGATCAGGCTATTGGCCATGATTATATAGATAATTCAGAAGAACGATATGATTTTTATAATCGGGTAGAAGAACGAATTTCGTGGGATTTAGATTACTTTAATAAGATCACAAAGGGTGGTATACCAAACAAGACTCTTAATATTTGTTTGGCTGGTACAGGTGTTGGTAAATCTTTGTTTATGTGTCATTGTGCAGCATCGGTATTGGAACAAGGTAAGAATGTGTTATATATTACTATGGAAATGGCCGAAGAACGAATTGCAGAACGCATCGATGCCAATCTTATGGACTTACCTATTCATCAATTAGAATCGTTATCAAAGAATGTATTTAATAGTAAGATTCAAAAGATTGCCCAGGCCTCCATTGGTAAACTAATTATTAAAGAATATCCAACAGGCGCAGCGCATACGGGTCACTTTAGAGCATTATTAAATGAGTTAAAACTTAAAAAGAAATTTGCTCCTGATATCATATATGTGGATTACTTAAATATCTGTTCATCTTCCCGTATGAAAGCCATGGGTGGAAGTATAAATAGTTATACCTATATTAAAGCAATTGCAGAAGAATTACGAGGTTTAGCAATCGAATTTAATGTTCCAATTGTTTCGGCAACACAGACTACTCGATCCGGCTATAGTAATACTGATGTTGGATTAGAGGATACTTCTGAATCATTTGGTCTACCAGCAACGGCCGATCTTATGTTTGCTCTTATATCTACAGAGGAATTAGAAGAAATGGGCCAATTGATGGTAAAGCAATTGAAGAATAGGTACAACGATCCAACCAGTTATAGGAGGTTCGTTATTGGAGTAGATCGTTCCCGCATGAAATTATATGATGTAGAAGAATCTGCCCAAACCGATCTTATTGGCGACAGCAGTTCTATCCCCGATAAACCAATTGCAACGTGGGGTGATAGAGAAAATAAAGACACGTTTGCAGATTTTAATATATAGGAGATATAAATGGAAATGTTACTTAATACAAAAGAATGGATCATAAATAGATTAGAAGAAAGAACATCACTAGATGGTGTCGGATTAATTGCTATTTGTGGTTCGATTATTTTATTTGGTGGTATTGCAAAACTAGCTGCTTGGGCAGGACTAGTTTGGGGTATTTACACATTGGTACAAAAGGAAGGCTAATTAATCAATGTTTAATGTGAGACTTATATCTTATAGTCAACCACCCGCAGATAGTGAATTTCCAAATGATCTTCTGCAGATGGTTGCATATTGTGCGCGGGTAAGTAATCCCACAAATCAAAACAATGAAAAAACGGCTGAGAAGCTAGTAAACTATTTAATTAAACATAAGCACTGGTCTCCATTAGAAATGGCAAGTGCATGTATTGAAATAGAAACTACTAGGGATATCGCTAGACAAATATTGAGACACCGGTCGTTTTCTTTTCAGGAGTTTTCACAAAGATATGCAGACCCCACTAAGGATATGACCTTTGTAACTCGTGAAGCTAGACTACAGGATAATAAGAATCGACAAAACAGTCTAGAAGTCTCTATGGAAGATCCAATTAATTCTGGATGGGAATCATGGCAACTAGTTGTCATTGAACGGTGTAAACAGGCATACGAATGGGCAGTACAGGCAGGAATTGCCAAAGAACAAGCCCGGGCAGTATTACCTGAAGGTCTTACAATGACACGTATGTATGTTAACGGCACACTTCGTTCTTGGATTCATTATATCCAATTACGGGCAGCTGAGGGAACACAGAAGGAGCATAGAGAAATTGCTAAAGCAGTCGGTGATGTAATATATCAAATATTCCCACTCGATGATGTATTTTAAAGAATTTGCGCCCTTAGCTCAGCTGGATAGAGCAACGGCCTTCTAAGCTCGACTTAGAAGGCGTAGGTCACAGGTTTGAATCCTGTAGGGCGCGCCAATTTGTATAAGAGGTATATAAATGCAGTATGTAAATTACACCTTTTCAATTAATGAAAATGGACTTAAATTAACAGATCAGGAAGATAAGATAGATATAAGACGGACCCCATTTCATGTAGGTGATATTTTTATATTAACGCTTGATTCTGCTAATCAAATGTTTTTTAGAAAATCAACGCAAACGTTAAATATGATGTTACCACCACGGAATGATAATCAACTAGACTTATTCGATGAGGATCACAACTATGACGTCAGACAAAGAAATCGATAAAACTCCGCACATAAGATTAATTTGTTATCCGCATGATCTCGATACTGGGGTAAAAACAACGGTGGATATTATGGATATTGATATTGGCCGTGATGAATTGGTGGATATATTTGAATCGTTTATGAAATCTTTAGGCTATTATTTTGATGAGGATGTATAATATGGATGAAATAAACGCTACAATTCCAGTCCACAATCCACCACAACAGAATAGTGAATATCAGCAAACTGTAATAAAGTCTGTGGTGAAAGTTCGGGGTGACATCCAAACCGAAATAGTATATACCTATGATAAAAATGGTAAATTAATTGATTCGGTTATTCGTTACCATGATCTTGCTACTATTTAAAATAACTTAAAAAAGTGTCGACAAATCCTTTGTTATGTGATATAATATACATATAAATTAATAAAGGATAAATATATTATGGAAACAAGCCCTGCTTTGGAGAAAGAACTGGGGATTCCCGGTTGATAATAAACTCCAGAGTAGGGTTTAATTAGAATCCTGTCCAGAAGCCTACATCTACATGACGTCAGGCTTCTAAGGGCAGTCGTCACCTATCGGACGAAATAAAGCGAGAGGGGGTAGTGTCCGAACACTCACACGGAAATGAGAAAAGTCCGTGAACACCTAAGGGGGAGAGTCCGGGGTGAGGTTGGTTACCTGAAACCCCCCAAATAACCGATTATGGATCCACCCCGGACTTACACGAAGCCTTTGACCAGATGAAATTGGGGGATAGTGAAGCAGCGACTGTCAAAATACATGGTAACGGATATGTGTACCATCTGTGGTTTGTGTCTTGGCAGTTGCCCTTTTGATGGAATCATAGATGGCCATAGTCAACGCGGTTTCCCGAAGATGCTGATCGACCCCCAGCTGTGTATGGGTTGTCGTCTTTGTATTCCATACTGCCCGGTCGGTGCGATTGTGGAAGGGGAGCAAAGCGAGTCGATGAGCAATACAGCCAGGTCGGACTCACAATATTTAACAGGAACTCAAATGATAGCATATAAAGTTATATCAGAAGATAGTAATGGTAAGATAGTTGCAGAATATATTTTCGAATCCTTGAAAGAAGCAATTAAATTTCACGCAGGAATGATCGGAAACGATTATAAATCTATAATTAGTAGACTAAAGGTATGAACATGAGTATAGAATTAGGGATTATATTTTCATTTTGTATACTCGGAGTAGGATACACATCATATAAAATTGGTGTACGAAACGGAATAGAAAGAGCACTTGAGCGGCTTGAAGAAATTAATATCATTAACATAGACGAATACGGCCGTATAACACCCAAATAATAAGGTGAGTTAATAACCTTTATAAATAGATATACCATAAAGTTATTTGGAGATATTATGAAAAGGTTTCGCCAATACTATAGGCAATCAGTTAGAGAAGATTTAGAAAATATAAATCAACAAAAAGAATATAAACTTTTATCAGAAGCTTATACAATTGCAATAGATAAAGAGAGTGAAATTGATGATTTAAATTATCAACAATCAGAAAAGGATGCTCTTAAATTATTATATAATCATTTAAAAACTACCTATCCATCGTTTAAAAATCCTTTAATATTTGACCCTAATCCAGATAGTGAGTCTAATCGTCGGGCTGTTAAAGTTCTTTACGATTTAAAAGCAAGAGAATGTAATATAGTAGATATAAAAAACAATGACTTAACCATAGATGGTGAAAAAATTAAGTGGGGCAGTGATTTACCACCATTAAAATTTGGAACTGGATCTGCAGATAAGAAAATTGATTGGACTGAATTTGGCATTAGCAATAATACTGAATTTATAGAATTTTGTCAATCAATTGGATTTTTTCTAGAAAATAAATTAGCCCCAGATACTTTTGTATCAACATTAAAAAATTTAACAATTAATGGTGATTTTAAAATACGCGAATTTATTAAAAAAGGACAGGACGGTTGGGATTATTTTATAAATTTTTGTAATGCGGATCCAAAACTTCAAAAAGAAGTTATGTTATTAGTAAATGGTTCATACTTTTATAAAAAACAAATTAAGATTAAGAAACCATTTGTACTTTGGACCGGTATTAACACATATTATAGTAATTTAAAAAAGAAAGAAAATATTGAAGGTGATATTAAACCTAATACAGCAGATTGTTGTCTTATTGAAAATAACACACCTGAAGGATTATATAAAGCATTAGCTAGTAAAACTCCTATAACAACTAATGAGAAAACTGGTATGTTATCATGTGGTAACGTTAATTGGTATCAAATATCTTTAAAGAAAGTTAGAGATGGGGCTCAACTTGGCAAACTTACAACAATACTTAAAGGTACATTTGACCTAACAGATACACCGTTAACAGTATTAGCTAAGATTGATGATATATATTATGCACACAATCCAGAAGCTTTGGGTGAAGATATTGATTATGACAAAC